ATACCAAACAGGCTATAATGACAACAGCATTAGATGTTGTAAAAAAAGACCCAGATGATTTAACAAACAAGATTCACGTGATGCCTCACGGTCTAAGTGATTTATTTCAACCTAAAGCAGGTCTTTCCACTGACACTTTTACCTTCTTAGGTAATAAGGGATTTAGAAATCTTGAAGATAGAGGTGGTATGCAGTATCTACTCAAAGCTTATAACGAAGAATTTACTAAAGACGAAAAGGTAAGTTTAATCCTCAAGATTAATCCAGCTTATGGAATACCAGATATAAACAAACTATTAATAGAGATAGGTTATACAGATAATAGTCCAAGATTAATAATCAATACTGAAAACATACCAAACGATAAGATGCCAGATTTATACAATCAATGTGATGTATTCGTTAGTCCAACAAGAGCAGAGGCATTTAACCTACCTTGTTTAGAAGCATTAGGATGTGGAAAACCAGTAATATCAACTACATATGGAGGACAAGCAGATTATCTAAATAACTCAAATTCTTTCTTAATAGATGGAGAATTACAAGAAGTACAGCACGGTATAATGTATGAGGGAATATCTTGGTTAACACCTAATATAGTGCAATTAAAGAAGAGACTACGTTATGCCCAACAAAATCCCCTATTACTAAAGAAAATGCAGTCACAGTGCCTTAAAACGGCTAAGAAGTACACTTGGGAAGCAACATCTAAGAAGATAAAGGACTTATTAGATAAGCATAAATAGGAGTATATACTACCCCTCCAAATGTTTATATACTTAAGTAAGTAATTACACTACGTAGAATATGGGTAAAGCAGTAGAACCACTAAATCAAATAAGACAAAGAAGCATAGGATTTAAAATGAGGCAACATTTATTTTTCAATAAGTATCCTGATTTTAAACCAGATGAGTTTTGCAGACAAGCAATAGACAACCAGATAGAACAGATAGACCAAAATTATTTAAACTTAACAATGAAGGACTTAAACATAAATGGAAACTAAACTAAACATCGGATGTGGTAGAAAACATTTTAAAGGATTTATTAATATGGATTGTAACCCAAATGTATGTCCAGACATAGTAAGGGACTTAAATAAAGGACTACCCTTTAGTGACAATAGTGTAGACCAAATAGTAGCAATACATTTTTTAGAACACGTAGATGATATACAATTTACTATGTATGAAATATGGAGAGTTCTTAAACCAGGAGCAAAACTCTTAGTGATTGTTCCTATTGGTAAAAATTGGCAAACATACCCAGAACATAAAGCACCATTTGATAGTAATACAGTGATAGCATTTACAGATTGGAATGTTCCAGAAGATAGTGGATATAAGTTTAAAGGAGTAGCTAAATCAATAATCCACCCAGAAGGAAGAATGCCTAAAGATTATTTTGAATTACATTTTATATTAGAAAAACAAACTTGGAAATCAAGACCAGAAGTATTTAAGAAACCTGAACAATTTAAATTTATTTATGATTATAAGGAGGACAAAATGGCAAAAAGAGATAGAACAGGACCACCAAGAAATTCAACTGGACCTAGAGATGGAAGAGGACAAGGAAAAGGAAGAAACTCTGGAAAAGGAACAGGAGCAATGACTGGTGGAAGAAAGGGAATTAGAAAATAAATAGGAGGACAAAATGAAAAGACAATTAACAGATAAAGAGAAAGAAATAACTCTAAAAAATCTTCAAAGTACAAAAGATGAATTAGAGTCAGCAGAACAAAGTTTAGCATATAACCAAGCAGTACTAAAAAAGCAAAAGTATCTTAGAGAGTTTCAAGAGAAATGGTCAGAGTATCTTTATAAGCAAAAAGATAGGGAAGATTTAAGACTCGTAGAAGCAATGAAAATTAAGATGGAACAAACAAGAGAAGCTATTGTTTTAACTGAAAAACAACTTGAAGAAGGAGTTGAAGTTGTAAAGAATAGTTTAGTAAATAATTAAAAGGAGGTATAAATGGCAGAACAAATAATAAGGGCACCGACAGTAGCAGAAAGAAAAGATTTCACACCAATAGCAGGTGTTCCTAAGGGACGAGATGTAAGAAAGAATTTCATTAATGAATGTGCAAAGCAGCAACAGATAGCTAGTAAACAAAAGTTACCATTTGCAGATTTCGCAGCAATGAATGATTTCGACGACTATTATAAACGTGAAAAAGAATTGAACATACGTAAAAATGGTTATCTCAAACCAGAGGAAATTAAACCTATAGACACAGATTGGAAAAAGTATTCCGATGTAAAGAACTTCGAAGTAATAGAAGAAGGTGATACTATGGATGGAAGCTTATCTAAAAAGCACAATGTAACTGTAAGTCTTGATTGGAAGAAATACCAATATAAGGGATATAACCATACAATAACAGTTATGGAAGAACCAACAAAAGCAGTAGAGAGAGCAAGAAAGGCTTCGGCGGTACCACTAAAATGATAGGACAAAGACTAACAAGCACCTACACCAAAGAAGATAAAGCTAAGTATGTTGTAGAAACAGAAGAACATACTACCAATGTTTTTGATGGTAAAAAGGAACAGCAAGAGTTAGACTATTCAGTAAAGATAACAAAGTAATATGGAAATAGAAACGATAGCAATATCGGAACTAAAACCCTATAAGAATAATCCAAGAAAGAACGATGCAGCAGTGGATACTGTAGTTATGAGTATTAAGGAATTTGGTTTTAGAAATCCGATATTAATAGATAAAAATAATGAAATTATAGCAGGGCATACACGTGTGCGTGCTGCCAAATTACTAAAGATGGATAAAGTACCAGTCTTAAAAGTAGAAGACTTAACAGAAGACCAAATAAAAGCATATAGAATAATGGATAATAAATCTCAAGATTTAGCAGATTGGGATTTAGAACTATTACAAACTGAAATGGATGAATTAAAGTCTAAAGGATTTGATTTAGAATTAACTGGATTTGAATTCAATGAATTGGAAAATATGCAACAAAAAGCATATAAAGAAGGTCAAGAATTTGATGAAAATCTTGTTACAGATAATGAATGTCCCAAATGTGGATATAAATGGTGACTGTAATATCTCTTTTTGCGGGTTGTGGTGGTAGTTCATTAGGTTATAAAATGGCCGGATTTAAAGAACTTTTAGCTATAGATTTTAATAAAAATGCTGTTGAAACATTTAAATTGAATTTTGATTGTCCAGTTTGGTTAAAAGATATTACTAAAGTATCAAGTAAGGAGATATTAGATTTCTGTAAAATTAAAAAAGGAGAATTAGATATACTAGATGGAAGTCCACCTTGTCAAGGATTTAGTACAGCTGGTAAAAGGAATATTATCGATAGTCGTAATGATTTATTTAAAGAATTTGTTAGATTAGTTAATGAGATACAGCCTAAAGTGTTCATAATGGAGAATGTCTCAGGGATGGTTAAGGGGAAGATGAAAGGGAAATTTATTGAAATCATAAAAACATTAAAGGCTCTAAATTATAATGTTAAGTGCAAATTACTCAATACAATGTATTATGGTGTCCCTCAATCAAGACAAAGATTAATATTTATGGGTGTTAGGAAAGATTTGAATATTAAACCAACCTATCCCTTACCAAATAAAAAAACAATACCTATAAGTCAAGTTTATGATAAAAATATTCAGGATTTTTTAAGTTTATCTGAAATAAAAAAAATAGATACTCACGCCCTTCAACAAAGAGCAAAAGGTAATAGTTTTGGTGGTACAAGACTAGCTTCAAATCTTAATCAAGTTATGCGAACAATAACTAAACATCGCAGTTCAGATTGTTTAATTAAATTTGGAAATAAATATAGGTACCCTACGTTATTAGAATTAAAAAGATTTAGCAGTTTTCCAGATAATTTTCAATTTACTTCTTTTAATGCTGGATGGGAACGTATTGGAAATGCAGTAATGCCAAAATTTATGTATCATATTGCTAAACATATTAAAGAGAAAATATTATGAGAAATCTAAGAGGTAAAAAGAAATTATTGCACGCGGCATTAAAGAGGAGTTTAGGAGTAGTAACAACAGCTTGTAAAGAAGCTGGAATCAGTAGAGATACTCATTATCAATGGTTAAAAAAGGATGAATTATATAAGTATTGGACAGATTTAATCCCAGCAATAAAGTTAGATTTCGGTGAGAATGCTCTATTAAAACAGATACAAAGTGGTAATACAGCAGCAACAATATTCTTTTTAAAGACAAAAGGTAAGAAAAGAGGATATGGAGATTCTCAACAAATAGAAGTAAACACTACTACCAACTTTCTTGATATACTAAAGAAGGTAAGGGAAGATGTTGAATGAAGAAGAAGAAATTAAAAAGGTTATGGTTGATTTTCCATACTTTGTAGAACATATTTATCCACTTTCTTGGGTTAAACCAAAAAAAGCACCTCATTTACTTAAATGGTCCAAACGTATACAAGAACATAAGAGAACAGCCACACTTTCTGCAAGAAAACACTTAAAATCGACGTTAATGTACGCTTATTTGATGTGGAGAATCTATAGGTGTATAGGTTATGATGAAAGTTGGTTGTATATGAGTTACACTAGCCCTTTAAGTGCTTATCATACTAATCAAATAAAGAGGTGTATTCAACGTAATCCTTTTTTTAGTCATATTAAAGACCTATCTAACTCAGAATCTATCTTAAAATATACTGTTGATGGTGAGAATACTTGGACTTGTATTCCTGCTTCTATATTAAGATTTAATCGTGGTTGGCACGGATATGGAGTTATATGTGATGATATATTATGTGACCCAACAAGTGAAATGAACTTTGCAACAGTAGAAACAGTAAATCGTACTTTCTTTGAAGAGGTATTATCCTTACCAATAGAAGGTGGAGAAGTTCATTTAGTAGGAACTGCTCAGCACCAGGAAGACCTATTTTTCAAGATTAAAGATAATAAAACCTTTGATTGGGCTATGTATAAGGCTATTATAGATGAAGCTAAACAAGAGGTATTATGGCCAGAACTATTTACCTACAAACGATTAGTCGAACTAAGAGAAGAAGAACTAGGTGAGAAAGCCTTTAGTAAAGAATATATGTGTATGCCAGTTTGGAGTGCAGATGCATTCTTTAAAAGAGACCAAATAATGAAAGTCGTAGACCCAGACTTAAAACCAGAAAGAGAAAAGACAAGAGGAGACATAGTAGCTGGATTAGATATAGGTAAACACGCACACCCAAGTCATTTAGCAGTATTTAGAAATATAGACAATAGGTATACTATGATATACGAGGAATTCTTTGATGGGATTGGATACTTTGACCAAGTTAATAAGATTAATGAGTTAATAGAATTATATGGAATACAGATTATCAATTATGATAACACACGTGGAGAGTTTGAAGGCTTTGTAGAACAACGTATAATTGATTCAAGGATATGGAAACCGATTGGTTTTACAGTTAAATCTAAATCTGAAATGGCAGCTAATTTTGAAAAGGTTGTTTTAACTGAACAGATAATACTTCTAAATAATCCTAGAATGATAAGACAAATATTAGTGGTAAACAATAAACTAGAAGCATTAGAAACAACAGAGGGCCACGGTGATACCTTCTGGAGCATAGCATTAGCACTCAAAAAAGGAAAGCAATATAGTCCTATTATAGTAGTGTAATTACTTCTTAGTAGTCAAAACCCTTAAATTACCCTTTATAAGTATTTATATACTCTAATATATATATTCAAATATATATACATTTATAAAGGTTTTTATATTACTATAATTAACTAAACACCTTAATTAAAACTTAAGGAAAGGACAAAAAATGACAACAACTAAACAATTTCCAGAACACATCAAGAAATTGATTGATAAGGTAAACGAAGAACCAGTAATCGAAGACGTAACACCAGAAGGTTACGGGCCGGAGGAAAACTAAATGGCACTAAGAAAACAACAAGTAAATAAGTATAACATAACTGAATTAAATGAGATAAATCGGCGAATAAGAGATTTCATAGATAATGCATGTATCTCTAATGAGCAGAGAAGTTTTTTATCAATAGCTCAATCGGGTATTAGAAACACAATTAAATGTGAGGAAGAATTTTAAAATGACACCGAACGAAGAAATACAAGCAGAATGCGTAATGAGATTACTTGAAGGAGATGAAGAATGAAAAAAGGATATTATTGGATAAAGTTTAATGAAGCTGAAGATAAAATTATAGGTTATTACGGAGATGACTTTGTTGGAGAATATAACCACGAAAATTATAATGACGGAAGTGGTACCGAAGGAGATATATTTACTTGGCAAGTAATAGGTTCAGATGAAATCTATAAAAATAACCAAATAACTATTTTAGGAGAAGTAAAATGACTGATAAACAATTAATAGTAGTAATGATGATATATTTTTTATTAACACTGGGAGTTGTATATACAGCTATATTCTTAGGAGGATTATTAAAATGAGAGCATTTGAATGTTGTATATGTGGTGAATTAACAAATGGATTTGGAAATAACGCTCAACCAATTAAAGAAGGCAGATGTTGTGATGACTGTGATGAAAGAGTTATAGTAGAACGTATAAAGAAAATCCAACAGAATAATCATACTCACTAATGGTGGGGGCGGTTCATTCTGTCCGAATGTTTAGTGCCGCCTATACAAGAAGAGTCAGGATAGGGAAACAGCGATACCCTATCTTGACCTTAATTTCTAGTATATACTAACCTTCCAAAGGTTTAAGTAGAATATTCTGGTAGTTTTTCTATGACAGAATTAAAGAAAGGTGTAATTGCTATGCCTAAAACTATGAACTTAACAGAGATGTTTAAGGGACAAGTTAATGATAAAGAGCTTACATTTCCAAAGAAATTAGGAGCAGAACACCCTTATGATTTTAGGATAACAGAAGGATTATATAAGAGTTATCCATTTGTTAAGGGAGCAGTAGATAAACACGCTGATTCTATTATGTCTGATTTTAATGTTAAGTGTGAAGATGAAGAAATCCAAAAACAAGTAGAAGATTTCATAGAAGATACAAGTTTTCAAGTAGTATTAAGGGAATGGGTTATTTCTGCATTAGTTACAGGTAATGGTTTCTTAGAAATAGATTTAGAAAACAAAAAATTACAGGTTTTAGACCCAAAAACAATGTGGGTAAGACGTAATAAGAAATCACAAATACTAGGTTACAATCAATATTTAGCAAATTTAAAGAATTTTGGACAGGGTAAAAATGAACCAATACCATTTAAACCAAACCAAATAGCTCATTTATGTTTAAATAAAATGCCTGGTGAACCTTATGCTTATGGTATTATCTGGCCAAATGTCAATACTCTTAACAATATTATAGCAAATGAGAAAGATATGCAAAGACTTATTGAACGTAAAGCAGGAGCACCAATTCACGTTAAAGTAGGAATACCAGGAGAAGCAGTAAACGAAGAGGATATAACTTCATTTGGAGAAAAGCTAGAATATCTTAATAATAGGACAGAATGGGTAACAGATGCTAATGTAGAGATGAATGTAATTGATTTTGGACAGATAGCTACCAATTTTACACCAGCATTAGACTATAATGTACAATGTTTAACTTATGGATTCCAAGTTCCAGCAGTATTAATGGGAATAGCAAACATAAATGAGGGAATAGGAAAGGTCCAATTAGAAGCATTTCAGAGAAGAATTAACAGTTTTCAAGAGGATATAGAGAAGGTTATTGAAGAAAAGATACTTAAACCACTACTCAAATTAGATTTAAAAGAGAAACACGTAGAAGTTGTATGGAATTTACCAGGAGAAACTGAAATTAATAATCGTATTGATAAACTTTCAAAGGTTTTAAATAACAGTACAAACATAAGCGAGAACTTTAATAGAATGGTCCAATTAGAATTAGCAAGAGTATTAGAATTAGATGATGCAGATAAATTCTTAAGACCACCAGAAGAAGGATTAGATGATAAAGCAGAAGAAGAAGAGAAACAAGCTCAAACAGATAAGGATATGTTAGATGCAGAAGTAGCAAGAGCAGGTATAGATGCAACTAAAGCAGGAGCAAATCCGGCAGAGAAATCTAAATCAACAGTTAAACCAACAGCAAAGAAACTTAAACCAGCACAAAAGGTTAATCCAGCAGCACAGGCAAAACACGAACACTTAACAGAAGCACAAATGAATTTAATGACCTTAAAGGAATGGTGTAATTTACAAGAAGTAGCAGGTTTTAATTATTCCGATTATCTAGCGAATATATTATTATTACTTAAGAAAGACAAGTTTGATAATTTAATGGCAATTACAAGTGCAGATATAGAGAAGGGACTATTATCTCAAAGACAAATAGGAAGTTTAAGAAGTATCCTAAAAGAGGGTTTTCAAAAGAATCAAGCAATAACACAAATAGAGGCAAACATAAAGAATCAAGTTCATTTAAAGGATAGAGTTAAAGATGGAAAAGTGGTTGCTAAAGCTAGTGAAAGACCAAATTTAATAGCAAGAACAGAAACCAGTAGATTAGCAAACGATGGTTTAATTGAAACCTATAAGGATAATAAAATAAAAAAGGTAGAATTCTTAGCTGCTTTTTCAGAAAGAACTTGTGAAGAATGTGCCGGTTTAGATGGAGCTGTTAAAACACTAAGAGAAGCAGATGGAATGATACCAGTACACCCAGCTTGTAGATGTACCTGGATTCCAGCATAATGGTTGGAATTAAAGGTATCTGTGCAAAGTGTAAACGAAAGCAACAGCCAGGTGTTCAATTAATTTATATTTATGATATGTATATTTGTGGAGATTGTTATATAGAATATCAATCTAAAAAAAATCAAAATGCAAAAGAGGAAATGTTAAATGGTTAAAATAGACAAAGTAACAAGACAGAGAATAATATGTGACCCTCATTCTGGAGATGTTGAATATTTATCAAGACAAGGTAATGACACAATAGATAATGAAACAATTAGAGTAATTGGTAAATGGACCGAACCTAAACACGATGGAGCAGGTGGAACAAATGTAGGTGGAAAAAAGGGTTCAATGAAATTTCCAGCAGCAAATAGTTTTCAAGGTACAGATATAGGTTTAGAAGGTGGAGAATATCCAAACATTAATCGTATTGGACAGAATAGTGACAATACAAGAAGACGTAGAAAATTATTAAAAATGGAATGTAAAACAAGGAATTTCTAATGGAATATAAGTATGAATTAACTACTGATGAAGGTAATGTTAAAGAAATAACTGACCATATAGAAGGAGATTTAAAGGCAGTTATAATAAGAACAAACCACAGAATAGGAGTTAGTTTAAATTCAGAATTAGGTTATTGTTTATATCGTTATAAGGATTTAATGCCAGGTGTTTATTATATCCCCTTAAGAGTAAATGCTAAACGTGAAGATAACGATTTAGTTTATACGGGAGTACCATATACCCTTAATGAGAAACTATTTTTGTATGTAGCAGGTCCTCCAAACATAAAAGTAGAGATAATTCTAAGAACAGATTAGTATATACTACCCCTCCAAATGTTTAAATACTAATGACGTGGATAAGTAATGTATTTAAAATGCCAAGTAAAGATAATTTTATAACATTAAAGTATGAAATTCCTATCGTAGAGTCAGATGTACAAGAAGGATTAAGTTCTGACGAAATGGATATTAGTGGAGTAGCTATTTCTGAAACAATAACCTCTAATGGACATAAGTTTTTAGGAGATGAATTAGCAGAGGCAGCACCAACACTTAAAGATGTAGTAGTTTTAAAAGACCACGAAAATATGGTGGATAATATTGTAGGAAGAGTAACCTCCTCAAGTTATAATGTATTAGATAAAAATATTTCTTTTAAAGCAAAGATTATGGACAAAGGAATTAAAGATATGATTAAAGATGGAAGACTAAATACAGTTAGTGTAGGAGCATCAGTAGAAAAATTAGACGAAACAGAAGATGGATTATTTATACCTAGGGGAATTACATTTAAAGAATTATCTGTTGTAGCAATTC